CCCCACGGTGCCGCTGTACGCGGAACCGCGCCGCGAGTTCAAGATGCCGTCCCCCGGCGAATGGATTGCGGCAGCTGTCGAAGGCGGCAGCCGTTTCGCTGAACTCCAGGCGAAGATCAAGGCCGCCGCACCCGACGTCACAACCGGCGACCTTGATGGCGTCATGCCGACCCCGGTGGTCGGCCCGGTTTACAACAACTTTCGCGGCTTGCGCCCCGTAATCGACGCTGTCGGTTCCCGCGCTATGCCCCAGGGCGGCAAGGTGTTCATCCGGCCCGTCGTGGGCACGCACACCTCAATCGGCACGGTGACGCAGGGCAACACGATCACCGCTGGCACGTTCGTCGTCAACGACGTCCAGGTGACCAAGGCCATCTATGGCGGATACGTTGAGCTGTCGGAAGCGTCGATCGACTGGTCCAGCCCTGAAGTGCTCGGCGCCCTCGTCGATGACATGGCCCGCATTTACGCCAACCAGACCGATGACGTCGCCGCCGACGCACTCGTCTCCGGTGCGACCAACACCAACAACTTCACCGGCGCCAGCGGCGCAGACCCGGCCTACTGGGTCGAGTGGATTTACGAGGCCGCCTCGGACATCCTCACCGCGTCCAACGGCAATCTGCCCACCCACCTGTTCGTTTCGCCGAACATCTGGAAGCAGCTCGGCTCGCTGGCCGACACCGCCGACCGTCCGCTCTTCCCGCAGGTCGGCCCCATGAACGCCTACGGCACCATGACCCCCGGAACCGCAGACGCGACCGCGTTCGGCCTCCGCGTCGTCGTGGACCGCAACTTCGCCCTCAACACCCTCATCATCGGCAACGCCGACGGCTTTGAGTGTTGGGAACAGCAGAAGGGCGTCGTCAGCATTGAAAACCCGAGCCTGCTTGCTCGCACGATCGCCTTCCGCGGCTACTTCGCCCCGGTCATGGTCGACGCCAGCAAGTTCATCAAGGCCGCCTTCGTCTGACCTGAACTGAGGACTTGAATCATGGCGACGTTCAGCATCTCCCACCGCATGAGGTTGGATGACGTTGTCGTGATTCAGACCCTCACGGAGACCGACATAGCTGTCGGGCAGTCGATCACCGTGGCAGGGCTGGGGGACGGCATGAATGGCACATTCACCGTCATTGCTGTCCCCCAGTTCCTATTCACGGGAGTCAGCTACCAGGGCGATCTGACGTTCAACACGGACGTCGTGATTCCGAACCAGTTGGCCTACATCGACGCTGGCGACAACGTCGACCGCGACGCCGCCGACCCGTTCGGCACACTCACCTGGTCAATCACCTGTACCTGGACCACGTCGGCCAACGTCGAGCAGTTCCTCGGTATCGCTACAGCCACGGCTAACGACACCGCTTACATCGCCACATGCGTCGCAGCCGCGAACGCCTGGGCGTTTCGTAAGCGCGTCGAGGCCGGCTACACCGACTCGGCCAGCACCAGCCCCTCGAGCGACGTCACCCTAGGCACCACGCTCTACGCGGCCGCTCTCTACCGGGAACGCGGCTCGATCGACTCATTCCAAACCTTTGAGGTCATGACGCCGGCCACCACCGGCTTCAACATGGGTCGCATCCACCAGCTGCTCGGAATAAACAGGAGCCAGGTGGCTTGAAGTGGCTGCGACAGGCATCTTCGCGGAAGCGCGCACCGCGATCATCACGCGCATTACATCCCTCGGCCTGGTGCCCGTCACCGACCCGAGAAACGCTCGGCCACTCACCGTGTTCGTTGAGCTCCCAACCTTTACGAGTTTCACCTACAACGTGGGCGATCTCACTTTCACCCTCCGGGTCCTGGCTGCCCCACCCGGCAACTCTGACTCGGCCGACTGGCTCTTGACCACCATCGACACCCTCATGGCAGATCAAGGACTAGCCGTCACCAGCGGCCAACCGTCGCTGGCCATCATCGGAAGCCAGGAACTCCCGGCCTACGACCTCACCGTCCGCATCGCCTCCCGGCGAAACTAACCAAAGGAGCCACATGGCCACCACAACCTTTCTGTCGAATGCCACCGTCGCCATCGGCGCCGTCGACGTATCCGACCAAGTCCAATCCGTCACCCTCACCGTCGGCTTCGACCAGCTCGAGACGACCGCAATGGGTTCCAACGGCCGCAGCTACACCAAGGGCCTCCAGTCCGTCGACGTGACGCTCACCATGTTCAACAGTTACGGCGCCTCCGAGATCGAGGCCACCCTGTTCGACGTGTGCGGCGACGACGCAGTCACCCTCACCATCTCGCCGTCGGGCACCACCGAATCGGCCACGAACCCCGAATACACAATCACCGGCGCGTTCCTTGCCAACTTTACGCCCGTCGTAAGTTCGGTCGGGGAGTTGTCAATGGTGAACGTCTCGTTCGTCGGCGGTACCTGGGCGCGCGACATCACGAACCCGTAACCCAAACCCATCCAAGGAGCCCGACATGATTGGAATGGACCTGAAAGTCACCATGGATGACGGCTCGGAGCACATCGCACCGATCACCTACGCCGTCGCCTGCGCCTGGGAGGATCACCACCCAGGCAAGGCGGCGGCCGCCATGTTCGACCCCATCCAGTTCAAGCAAATCTGCTACCTCGCCTATGAAGCTCTGCGGAAGTCCAAGATCACCGTCAAGGTGTGGCCGCAGTTCATCGACACCGTGGCAGACGTCCAGTTAGTCCCAAAAGAACGCCAGGAAAAGCCCAGTATCACGTCAACCTGATCGCACAGCTCGCCATACGCACCGGCATTAGCCCGGCCGCCCTGCTCGAGACACCGCCGACGATCATTGACGAGATGGTGCGCCTCCTGGTCGAATCAGATCAGCAAAGGAGCGTGAAATGAGCATTGAAGTCCGAGGACTCAAAGAAGCGCTCCGCGATCTCCAAAAGCTTGAGCCCGAACTCCGGAAAGAGATCAACAAGGACATCCGTAAGACTGTCCGGCCGCTGGTCGACAACATCAACGGTCGCATCCCCGGCGCCCCACCGCTGTCCGGCATGGCCCACAACGGCCGCACCGGCTGGACCCGCAAAAAGCCCGTGGCGATCAAGATCGACGCTCGAGCACCGCGCAACCGCCCCAACCGACCGTTCCAGTCGATCGTCAGCGTGGTCCGGGTTGGCACTAAAGACGCGCCCACCGCGATCGTCGACATGGCCGGCAAAGCCGGAGGCGGCAGCTCACGCCGCGCTCCGCAGTACCGCCGTCCCAACTTCGCCCGCGCCCTATCCAGCCGCCTCGGCCAGCCATCCCGATTTATGTGGCGAGACATCGACAACGACCTCGAGCTGATCCAACGCGAGTTTGAACCCATCGTCGACCGCGTCGAACGCGCTCTCGACCGCGACTTGAAAACGAGCTTCTAATGGCAATCAACATTCCGATAGTCACAGACTTCAACAGCAAAGGTCTCCAGGACGCCTCCAACGCCTTCAGCAACTTCCGCACCAAGATCGGCGAGGCCGACGGCGCTATGGGCAAAATGAAAGCCGGATTCGGGGCCGCGGCCGACACCATGAAGGCCAACGCCGGCGCGTTCGCAGCTGCGGCCGGCGCCGCCATCCTCGGTTTCGTCGTCGACGCCATCGGCGACTTCCAAAAGCTGGCCCTAGAGGTCGACAAGTTCAGCAACATCACCGGCCTCGCAGCCGAAGAAGCGTCCCGCTTTGTCGAAGTGGCCGGTGACCTCGGTATTGAGGCCAGCACCGTATCCGGCGCGCTGAACAAAATGAACCGGGCCGTCATCGACAACGCCGACGCTTTCTCCGATCTTGGCATTGAGATCGCCCGCACTTCCGGCGGCGCTACCGACGTCAACCGCACCTTCCTCAATGTGATTGACCGGCTCCGCGCCATTCAAGACCCGGCCGCTCGAGCATCCGCAGCCACCAAACTTCTTGGCAAATCGTGGACCGAGGTATCCGAACTCATTGAGATGGGCGCTGTTGATCTTGAACGGGCACTTAGCGCGGTCGGCGACGCCAAAATCATTGACGAAGAAGAAATCCAAAAAGCCAAGGACTTTCGCGCCGCCCAAGACGCCCTCCGCGATGCGTTTGAGCAATTCGCCATTGTCGTCGCCGAAGAGATTGTGCCGGTATTGAGCGAGATGCTTGACGGCGTCGCCAAAGTCCTTGACGAAACCAGCGCTTGGGGACGCATCACCAAGGGAGTGTCGGCCCTAATTCGTCGAGACATGGACGATCTGGCCGACGCAATCATGGGCCCCGGCGGCGTAACCGAAGCCGTCGACGACGGCACCCGCGCCTGGAAAGACGGCTACCGGGCGATGATCGACGCCCAATACGCCCTCCAGGGAATTGACGCCGCAACCCGTGACGTAGACGCCGCCTACTCCGAACTCCTCGGCAAACTCGACGAACGCGAAGCCTGGAACAACCTCGTTGAGGACATCGACCGGGCAGGCGAACAAGCCAAAGAAGCGTTTGAGAAGCAAATGCCGAACGCGCTCGGCGTATCCATGCGAAGCCTTGACGACGCCCGTCGAAGCCTGGCCGAATACATCGCCGAAGCCAACAACATCCCAGCCGAACGTAAAACCGCATACATCGCGGCCCTGGACACCGCCTCATGGGAGCAGGTTCGCGCCATGCTTGACGCTTTGGCGGTCGCTCGAGCTGTCCCCTACCAGCCGGTCGGTGCCCCAGGGTTCGGTGGCGGTCCCGTTGAAATGGGTCCAGGCGGCCGACCAATCGGCACCCCACCCATCAACTTCAACCCGAAACTCCGATCGGTTGATCTCATGCCAACCGGTACTGGCGGCAACGTGATCGTCAATGTCGGCGGCTCGGTCACCACAGAAAACGACCTTGTTGAGTCCATCCGTAAGGGCCTCGTCAACGCACAGCGCAACGGCTCCGGCCTCGTCTACAGCAACTTCTAATGAGCCTGCCCGCCGAACCAATCGTCCAAATCAGACTAGGCCCAGGCCCAAACTTCGCCGATGCTTTTGTGCTCGGCTCGTTGACGGACGGCATACTCGGCACAAACGTCCTCGGCAGCACAGCGACTCAAACTGTCGATGTCTCGAGCACGGTCCAACGCATCAGCGTTCGACGCGGCCGCGATCGAATGTTCGAGCAATACAGCCCCGGCCAAGCCATCATCCAGTTCCTTGACTTCACCGGCGACTGGAACCCCGACAACCCGGCCAGCCCGTACTACAACCAAATCCTGCCCATGCGCCAAGTCAAAGTCAGCACCGCATACTTGGGCACCGGCTACGGCATTTTTACCGGCTTCATCAGCTCATGGGACTGGACCTGGGCCGACCAAGCCGCCGACTACGCCATCGTCACCGTCACCGCCATCGACGCCTTCAGACTTCTACAACTCGCCGAGATCACCACGGTCACCGGCGCCAACAATAAAGATTTGCCAGGCACCCGCATCGGCCTCATCCTCAACCAAATCAACTGGCCCACCAACCTTCGAGCGATCGACACCGGCGACACCGAACTACAAAACGACCCCGGCACCGCCCGCCAAACACTCGCCGCCTGCCAAATCATCGAACAATCCGACCTGGGCGCTTTCTTCGTCGACGGCGACGGCAACATCACCTACCTATCCCGAGCAGGGCTCGCACAACGCGCCGCCGGAACCGCAACCGAATTCAACGACGACGGCACCGACATCGCTTACCAAGACCTCGACATCAACCTGGACGAAACCGAACTCGCCAACGACGTCACTTTCACCCGGCTTGGCGGTTCGGCCCAACAAGTCTCGGACGCCACCTCAATCACCGAATACGGCCGCCGCAGCTACTCGGCCGACGGCCTCATGATGGAAACCAACACGATCGCCCTAAACCGGGCCAACAGCGTGCTCGCCTACCGCAAAACCCCGCGCCTTCGCGTCGACTCCATCACCCTCGATCTCTCAAGCGTCTCGAACCGCATCCCGGCCGGCCTCGGCCTTGACATCGGCGACCCCATCGTCGTCAACCGCACCATGGCCGCCGGAACGACGTTTGACCTTCGTGTCACCGTCAACGGCATTTCCCATGACATCACCCCCGACCGCTGGATTACTCGCTTTACAACCGCCTACCCGCTATCAACAGCGTTCATCCTCGGGTCCAACCAATTCGGTATTCTCGGAACCAACACCCTCTAGGAGCATCATGGCCACCTACCCCTTATCGGAAGCCTACGCAGACGGCCAAGTCCTTACGGCCGCCAACGTCAACTCAATCACCGAAGGCGTCAACGACATCGCCTTCGGCATTTTTAACGCCCAAACCGGCACCACCTACACGCTTGCCCTCACCGACGTCGCCAAGGTCGTCAGCCTTACCAACGCCGCAAGCATCACGCTGACCATCCCGACCAACGCCACCGTCGCCTTCCCTACAGGTACCCAAATCCTGCTGTATCAGGGCGGCGCAGGTCAGGTCACCGTAGGCGGCGCTGGCGTCACCATCCGTAGCCAAGGAACGAAGCTGAAAATCACAGGCCAATACGGCGTCGCAGGCCTTCTAAAAGTTGGCACCGACGAATGGGTGCTTTTTGGGAATACGGCAGCATGATTATCGCGGCTAAAGCTACTGTCGCCTCAAACATTGCCGTAGCGCCATCGTCCGTTGATTACTTAGTAATCGCAGGAGGTGGCGGTGGTGGCGCAGGCACCGGTGGCGGCGGAGGAGCGGGCGGATACCGAACAGCGACCTCTTTCTCGGTCTCAGCTGGCACTAGCTACACGGTTACTGTCGGCGCGGGCGGGCAGGGTGGCCTTTGGAATGGCACCGCTTGGCCTTCCGGCGGCGACGGAAACATTTCTGTTTTTTCAAGCATTACCGCAAACGTCGGCGGAGGCGGTGCCGGTAACGGTTTGACCGGAAACAATGGAGGTTCAGGTGGTGGCGGCGGCGCAGGCGTAATCCCTAGCACTTTTGCGGGCGGGACAGGAAGCCAAGGCAACGCTGGCGGTTCCGGAGGCGGCCTTAGCCCATCAAACGCTCAAGGCGGTGGTGGCGGCGGCGGCGCCTCAACGGCCGGGCAAAACCTCCAAGCAACAAATGGCGGCAACGGCGGAAACGGGACAGCGTCGTCAATTACCGGTTCGTCAGTTACTCGAGGCGGTGGCGGCGGCGGCGGCGTAATCGGCGCAGTCACGACCCCTGGCAACGGGGGCACCGGTGGAGGCGGCGCAGGCACCTACAACGGCACAGCTGCGAATGGAACAGCAAACACCGGCGGCGGTGGTGGCGCCAGCGGAAACAACTCACTAACAAATCGAGCCGGGAATGGTGGAAGTGGCATTGTCGTTATTGCCTACCCTGAATCAAACACCGATTTGGCAAGTATTGGTGCCGGCCTCACCTACACACTTACTCGATCAGGCGGAAAAACAATTTACACATTTACCGCTGGCACAGGGACGATCAACTGGTAATGGCACACTACGCATTTCTTGACGAAAACAACAACGTCACCGAAGTCATCACCGGAAAAGACGAAACCGACATTCTTGACGGCCTTACGCCCGAAGAATGGTATGGCAATTTTCGAGGTCAACGGTGCGTGAGAACCAGCTTCAACCATCGAGTCCGCAAACAGTTCGCCTCAATCGGGATGTATTACGACGAAGCCCGCGACGCTTTTTTATGGCCAAAACCGTTTCCGTCTTGGACGCTTGACGAAAATAATGATTGGCAACCGCCAACTCAAAGGCCGATTGAAGGCGATTGGAAGTGGGACGAAACAAAACAGGAATGGCAGCCCGTTGAGTAGGCCGTACACAGGATTTGACGGCTACGCCAAGGCCGCCACACCCGGCCTGATCGCGTTGCGAGACATCATCCTGTACCTCAACCCGCAGCTGCGCCACCTCGGTTCCTACGCGAAACGGGACATGAAAGGGAAACCCGGCCTACCGTCCGTTCACGCCACCGGCCGCGCCTGCGACATCGGCTTCACCGCCAAAACCCACATTGAGCCAGTTATCAAATGGCTCGTCGATAACGCCGACACCCTTGGCGTCGAAATGGTGGCCGATTATTGGCCGAAACCGTGGGGCCGCACCTGGCGTTGTGACCGGGCCCGCTGGAAGGTCTACGACCGCCGCACCATTGCCGGAGCCCCCGGCGGCCAATGGATACACTTTGAGATTAGCCCGACGCACACAGACCGCGCCATCATGGACGCCGCCATCTTGAAAGCATTGGGACAATGAACCTCGCCAACCCGTCAAAGGCCCTGATTGCCCTGGTCGGCCTCATCTGCTTGACCGTTCTCATCGCCGTCGAGGCGATCGCAGCCGACTCCGGCCTGCCCGTCATCACCGCAATCGTCGGTTACGCAATCGGCAACGGAATCGCTGCCAAGCAGGGCCAACCCGTCGAACCAATCATCGGTCGCAAACCCAAGGCTTGACCTCACCCGGGCGAGTCGGTAGACCGTCCGCACCC